TGGCCAGTCAATCATTCTAGCTGGTGATGATATGCGCAAGCCTAGTAATAGAAATAATTGAGGTACAAATGACGGAATCCCGAAATATTTTTGACCTGCTTGGAAAGATTGAGTGGGAGGGCGGTCTTGGAGCTGCCATGGAGTATGGTCTTCATGACGTTGAGGACTATGATGTTCCAGATGAAGTGAAGGAACTTTGGGAAGAAGCTGCCACTATGTACTGTGAGTGGGAGGCTCTTGCTGATGAATTGCAGGATGCACTGAATAGGGCAGAGAACCGGTATAACGAGGAGAAGGGCTTTTAAAAATGGTTGACATCTACAAGGCTGTTGTTGAGGTTGTCGGAATCCTTACAGATCATGGAGTTATGCTTCCTGACAATCCGTATGACTCTCGCAATCTTGAGGAAGCCCTTAGCGACTTCCTTGATAGATTCTTTGATGAGGCATCAGATGAGACTTATGAGGATGCTTATAATGCTGGGCGTGAGGCTGGCTATGACAGTGGTTACGATGAGGGCTATGATCAGGGTCAGTCTTCGGGATATGATGAAGGTTATGAGACAGCCGCTAGCGCTGTACGAGATGCATTGAGTCTGTAGTTTCAATAGAGTCTAGGATCTCCCTAGGCTCGGTTGGAATTATTGATAAGGAGGAGAAATGCAAAAGGTTATCCTGACTACTGGGCTTCCAGCATCAGGTAAGAGCACGTATGCTCATGAGCTTATTGTTCAGTCAGGTGGCAATTTGATTGGTGTTTCTCGTGATGAGATCCGCAAGATGATTGGTTGCTTTCCCATTGGCAACAAGGAGCAGGAGGATCTGGTATCTAAGATTCAGGACGACATAATTATCCGAGGAATTAAGGAAGGTAAGAACGTTATTGTTCACGATACCAATCTGAATAAGAAGTCTCCTACCCGAATTAAGAAGCTCTTTGATGGAGATGTTGAATTTGCTATCGCTGACTTCACTGATGTTCCCATTGAGACCTGCATTGAGCGTGACGCAAAGCGTGAGAATCCTGTGGGTGAGAAGGTCATTCGGAACATGGCACGGCAACTTCAGAAGCCTTGGAGGCTTACTCCAGAATTCATGAATGACATAACGCTATCTGACCCTCTGGTGCATGATCCTGCGCTGCCTAACTGTGTTGTGTTTGATGTAGACGGTACGCTAGCTAAGCATGTTGCGCGTTCTCCTTATGATTACTCTCGTGTCCTTTACGATGCTGTATTCAATGAGATTGCCATGCTTACTCGCATGTATTCAAAGGCTGGATACAAGGTATTCATTATGTCTGGTCGTCCAGGTAAGCCGCAGATCATGAAGGATACGATTACGTGGCTGAGCGATGCCAATATCTACTATGATCAGCTTGTTATGCGTGGAGCAGATGACAGTCGTAATGACGCAGATGTAAAGCAGGAAATGGTTGATCTTTATATTCGGGGCAAGTACAACGTACTGATTTGGTTTGATGATCGTGACCGTGTTGTTCGTCGTCTGCGTAAGCTGAATATCAAGGTGGCTCAAGTAGCTTATGGCGACTTTTAAGGATGATACAGGGAGAGAGTGGAGTGTTCATGATCCTTCCAATTGTGCTGGAACTAATTGTGCAATCCACAATCCTTCCGATCACCCGTTGAATAGTGCTAAGCTAATTATTCGTGCTGACTCATTCAAGTTCGGTTTGATTGAGCGCATCTGTAGTCACGGCATCGGGCATAGTGATCCAGATAGCGTAGCCTATTTTGAACAACAGGGCACGCATGGTATGGGTGTTCATGGCTGTGATGGCTGTTGTAATGGAACCTATGAGGAGATTCAAAATGGCTAACGCCGTATTCGATGGTGGAGAGGACCCACAGGATTGGGTACCAGAACTAGAATCCGAACCACTGACACTAGATGAGATTGACGATAAGTGGATTCAGTTCTACGCTGATCGCATTCAGACACAGATTGAAAACTTCTTGGAGCAGAATTGAGACGTGGAGAGTTATCGTCTGAAACTCTTCCTCGTGTGTATGTTGTATTCGAAAATTTAGTAGGTCTCCTGCCTTCACCTAAAGACCGAATCGCAGAGAGTTTGGCGCGAAAAAGAAAGAAATGGGATCAGGCAGCAGACTATTATCAATTGAATATCAAGACATCGCAAGGAATTCGGGATCTATATTGGGTACGTCACTTCAGAGTTGACGTCATTACCTTTATAGATCCCGGCTTTGTTTCAGCTATTAGAGATAAATTGGATAGCCGCAACCTTCTATTCGGAGGGGTGCATTACTATGACACAGACTTGCTGCTAGCTGACTTGACGTATGATCCTGCCATCATCAAGGTTCTGGACCCTGATCCTAAGAGGGTATTGACCTGGGGGAGCAGGGGATCGTATTGTTCTAGTGAGCAGTTTGATCTACTTAAGTTATTGACATAGGAGGAATCTTGGCGACTTTCAACGTCGAGAAGTTGTTTGTTTCTAAGATCATTCAGGATCAGGACATGACGGAAGTCGCTGACGTTCCCCCATACTTCCTGAATGATCCTGATTATCGTGCAGCATTTGAGTTCATCAGAAATTACTATGCTGAGATTGGGTCTGTTCCTACTCAGCGTGTATTCAACATGGACTTCAAGGACAGGGATAATAAGCCGCTCAAGCTTATCCAGGTTGATGAACCATGGGAAGATATCAAGCGTCGGGTAGAGCGCCAGTACATTGCTGGTGTTCTTGCTGAGAATCTTGATACTTTCAATGATGCCTTTGAAGCTGGGGATATTGATGAGGCTGTCAATATTCTTGGTGTCACAGTATCCAAGGCACACACTGCGATCCCCAATCCGAGGGATGAGGATGTCTCAGAGACAGGCGCTAAGAGGCTTGAGCGGTACCTAGAACGGAAGAACAACCCAGGGACGCTAGTTGGTGCCCCAACGGGTTTCCCGACCATCGACAGAGCCACACAGGGCCTTCAGCCTGGTCAGCTTGTAACCATTACTGGTTTGGCTAAGGCAAGTAAGTCTTCTCTGGCAATGAAGATTGCAATGAATATCCAGGAAGATGGCAAGCGTGTAATGTATCTGACCTACGAGCAAACTGTTGATGAGCAGACTCGTAGGCTTGATGCTTATCGCGCTGGATTCAATGATAATCTTCTGAACAGTGGTGAGATAGACCATGACCAGTGGCTGGCTCTGCAAAAGGGAATTGAAAAGACGGAATCCCTTGAGCCTATGTTGATCTCGGAAGATTGTATGACGGTTACTTCTATTGGCGCAAAGATGGATGTCTTTAAGCCCGATGTAGTAATTGTTGATGGTGTATACATGATGGAAGACGAACGTGGTGAAGCTAAGGGTTCGCCACAAGCATTGGCCAACATTGTCTCAGGCTTGAAGTTCCTGGCCATGAGGCGTAGTGTATGCATTGTTGCTGTCACACAGTCCACTCCAGCACGCACCAAGGGAGAAACACTTAACAACGACTCCATCATGGGTTCTCGCGCATTCGTTCAGTATTCCAATGTAGTTATTGGTATTGAGCGTACAGAGGACAGCAAGATGAGGAAGATGAAGATCCTTCTCTCCCGATCTTGTTCCAACGTGGAGATTGTGCTACTGTTTGATTACGACACCGGAGAGTTTGTAGAGCTGGAAGGTTTCGATCTGGATGACGATATAGATCAGGAGCTTTTGGATGAGGACTCACAAGTATTCAGTGGGGGTTTCTAGTAGCGGCTGGAAAGTCAAGTCATCCAATGTAGTTCCTTCAGATATCCCTAGTGCTCTTGACGAACTAGGGATCGCTGTAGTAAAAATAGACAGCGATGAAGCTTGGGCCTTGTGCCCAGGGCATTACGCGAGATTGGGACGGCATAATAACCGTCCCAATAAATGGAGTATCAATCTAGAAACGGGAGAGCATTCGTGCTTCTCGTGTGGGTTCGGCGGTTCATTCATTACTCTCGTTCAGGAGGTTAAGGGATATGAGCGATCTGATGCAGAGCAGTGGACGCGTGGTCGTGGTGGAGTCTCCCGACTACGACGAATTTTGGCTGATTCCCAAGGGCGGACTGGTGATTTCGAAGGAGACGCGAGGATACAACCCTGGAATGAAGCTCGATTGGCACTCTTCACAGCTCCACCGAGTTCGGCACTTCACGGACGACGAATTTCTGAGGGAGCTGTAGAACACTACGGTGTTCTTTGGGATTCAAAGAGGGAAAACTGGATACTCCCCATACGCGACCCTGATACTAGGGAGCTATGGGGATATCAGGAAAAAGGCGAAGGATGGTTCTGTAATAAACCAGCGAAGGTCAACAAAGCAGATACTCTATTCGGTATCGAAGCTCTCGAAGGAACAACAGCAATCCTATTGGAGAGTCCGTTGGATTGTCTACGCCTTTATACTGCTGGTGTATATGGTGGTGTCAGTTCTTACGGTGTTCAAGTATCTGAATCCCAGCTAGAGCTTTTGTTTGATAGAGCAGAGACAGTGATCTTTGCTCTGGATAATGATGAAGTGGGATTGAAAAAGATGTGGGATCTCAGACAGCGATACTTGAAGAGTGGCAGACGAATTAAATTTGCTGACTATTCTCATATCAAGTGGGCTAAGGATCTGGGAACTGAAGGAGTAACCGATCTAGACATTCAGAGATCTATACAAAGAGCACAAAGTATAGTACGATATCGACCATGACATTTAATGGTGACTTAAGGCCGTACCAGCAAGAGGCCCTTTCCTTGATAGTAAACAGGGAGAGGGCCTTACTTGCGTTGGACTTAGGTACAGGAAAGACAATTGTTTCTATTGCAGCTATTGAAGAATTAAGAGAACGAGGTGACGTTCAATGCAGTCTTCTGATAATGAGTTCGAGTTTGACAGTTCAGTGGTCGGAACGAATTCAACAGTTCACAGACGCATCGAGAATCCAGGTGGTGGATGGCTCATTGAGCCCTGCCAAACGCCAGGCTGTGTACTCTGCATGTCTCCAGAACCGGCCCCAGTATCTGATAATGGGAATTCGTCAGGTAGTTAAGGATCTGGATTTCATTCAGAAGCTTAATCCTGAATTGGTTTTAGTTGATGAAGTGACATCTATAAAGAACTTTGGTACACAACAGACCAAGGCTATCAAGAAAATCAAATCCAGATATCGAATTGGACTTACAGCAGAGCCAGTTGAAAATGGAAAGGCAGAAGAACTATTCTCTATTATGCAATGGATCGACAGTTCTGTATTGGGTTCCTGGCAAGAATTCGAAGAAAGATATATAAGTCGAAACTCATTCAATTTCATAACTGGATATAGAAATATCCCTGAATTAAATGCAAGACTGATGGAAGCGTGTATCTCAAAGAGGAGAGACGATCCTGACGTAGCGTCCTTCATGCCAACCGTGGAGGAATACAACGTTTATGTGGAGATGGATCATGAAACAAAAGCTCTTTATGACAAAATCGCAAAGGAACTCTTATACGAACTCTACAGTGCTGGTCCCTCAGTCAGTAAAGACCTTGCGCGATACTATGCGGGGGAAAAGTCAGACGACAATTCCAGCTTGGGAGCTATCACCGGAAGGCTTCTCGCGCTACATCTCCTCTTGGATGAACCGTCCCTCTTAGAAGCCTCTGCAAGGGCGTATGAGGACCCGTCAGACCCTAGTGGGTCCAAGTACGCACACACTCTTTGGAAGGCTGGGAGAATCCCATCTAGGAGCCTTCCTGGAGCCAAGCTAGAGGCGTGTCTGGAAGTAGCTACGGGATACCTGGAGGAGAATCCTAGACACAAGATCATCATCTTTGCTAGATTCCGTGGAATCCTTCCCCTGTTGGCCAAGGGACTAGAGAAATACAATCCTGTTCAATTCCACGGAGGGTTAAATGGAAGACAAAGAGGAGAAACTATTGCAAGATTTACGGATGAGAGCGAGTGTCGTGTGTTTATATCCTCCGACGCAGGAGGATATGGCGTTGACCTCTATGCAGCTAGCCATCTTATTAATTACGATCTTCCAATGTCATCCGGAGTATTTAAGCAGCGAAATGGACGTCACGTTAGAGCTAGTTCTGTGTTCCGAAACGTCTTCATTGATAATCTCCTGGTTACTGGAACCATTGAAGAGTATCAGTTGACACGACTGAACTATAAGGCTAGGGTTAGTAGAGGAATTTTGACCGGATTGTCAGACCCTCACGGTAAAATCGAAAATGAATCAGCAAATCTGACACAGTTCCTAAAGAACTATTTTTTGGAGAAATATAATGGCGAATCTACTTGACGGTGTTCAGTTCCGCACACTTAAGCCTGGCTTTCCTTCTTGGACAGCACAGCAGGAGAATTACTTCTCAGAGTGGACAGACTGTGCAGATGTAACTTCCTTCCCAGACAATACAGAATTCCGTGTAAAGCCTGTGCATGTTTATGTAGTTAAGTGCAAAGATCGCACAGATATCATTACAGAGGAAAAGACTCGCGCTATGGCTCGTGTTGCTACCCTTACTGAACAGAACTCTAATGTTTCCATTTTCAAGGAAACAAAGCCTGCTCCCACTATTGGTCAGTGGCTTGTTGATAAGAATATTCAATTCAAGCTAGGCAATTCTGAGAAGTGGAATCAGGGAACCTATTTTGGTGGCGCTAATCGTGGAGCAACCATTAAGTTCCGTACACGTCCTGATTACTACTGGAATGTAACCATTAAAACAGGTATTGCTCAGGCCAATTTGAGCTTTGATGATGCTGATGAATTGAGCAAGTACATTGACCGACAGATTCGCACCTCTGAAAGCGACTTCACTATTACAAGGAGAGCTTATGGAATCACCCTTGCCATCTGATAACCCAGCCATCAAGCTGAAGGTAGCCAAGTACCTCTTGCTTAATCGTGAGATTGCTGATAGAAAGAAGGCACAAGAGGACATCAAGCGAGAGCTAGAGCCGTATCTGTCTGAGGCAGACACTAACGCTCGTGGCTCTCGTGTGATACCGTTCTCTGAGCCTCTTGAGATTGCTGGTACTCGATATGGGGGCTTGCAGAAGACGAAGAAAGTCAGTAAGGTTCTCAATGAACAACGTGTCATTGACTTTCTGATGGAGCGTGCTGACAGTGAGGATGAGCACTGGGCTGGTTGGGATGATCTTGTCTCAAACTCTGGTGTTCTCGTGACTGTACAACACGTGGATCAGGATGTACTGTGGGATCTGTTCGTACAAGACCTGATCTCACAAGAGGAGCTTGACAGCTTCTTTGACGAGACAATCTCGTGGTCCTTTAACCCGACAAAACTATAGGGAGATAAAGTGAAGAAGGTTCTGGCTGCGCTTGGTACGGCTGCTGTACTGATGACTGGTGCTACTGCTTGTGGATCTACTCCGCAGGACAGTGGCTATGCTCAGGTTTGGGATGGTGGACACTATGTCTATGTTCCTTACGGCTACTACCAGAGTCACCGTAGCCTGTATGACAACCGTCTGCACCCCATGCATCGTTACAGCTCTAGCTATGTGAAGTCGCATCATGTGACTGTTACTCATACTACTACGACTGTTACCACTCGTAAGGGTGGTGTTAGTCTGAACAAGGGCTCTCGCACTACCACTCGTACGACTACGCGCACCACTACGACTCACTCGTATGGTCGTCGTCGCTAGTATTCTTTAGTTTCTCTCCTGTAATGGGAGAGATTCTATGGATTACTAGAGAGGATAAGAATGGCTATTACTCGTAAGTTCACAGTTGAAGAATTGGAAGAGGAGTACGATCTTCCTTATGGTGCTGTCTATGAGGACACTGTAGATAAGCGCCGCTGGTATTCTGTTCTTGAGCTAGTATTCCTGGCTGATGACGGTAAGCATTATATGGTTGACTACATGGACCCTGCTACTGAACAGCAGGAAGGTCAAGAGCGCTGGTATGAGGATTCTCAGGGCCTTGTAGAGGCAATTCTGGTTGAGCCAAAGGAAGTTATTACGGTTCAGTGGGTGGCTGTCAATGCATAAGAATGTGCAGAAGGGTGACTTGTTCACCAATGATTTCGAAACTGGAATGCATGAATCTGATGTAGTAGAAATCCTTGGTGGATTTAACGATCCTGAAGACGGGATTGCCTATTACATTGTGAAGTGTAGGGGTACAACTCGTCAGAAGCAGGCATGGTACTACGAAGATGAAGTAGTTCTTCTTAGTGACAGATTTCTGTATAAGTATTTCGAAAGGGTAGAAAGCTAATGGAGTTTATTGTTCCTGTCACGCTGGATCTTGAGAATCTGGCTGACGCGCTGGCTAGCCAGTTCGGTCATGAGGATCTTCTCAACTTTATTGCTGATCTGGATCTTGCAGTGGCTGACTGGGATTTCACTGAGCAGCTTTTTAAGTGGGCCAAGAATGAGCACAAGATGTACAAGGCTGAGAAGAAGGAGTATGGCTTCTAATGGCTCGACTTCGTATTGACTTTGATCGTCCTTCTGCTTTGTACGTGGGAATTACTCCTGAAGTCCGTGCGGCTCTTGATGCTGTAGAGGAAGAGGACGATTGGCAGCCCCTTATTGATCTTCTTTACTACGATATTGAATCTCATTTCATGAGTAATTTCTATATCGATGACATTAAGGAGCTTGAGCATTAATAGTTGGTTTCATGCGGTGTCCGCCTCACATAAGTGGGGTGGTAAGCCTGAAGATTATCTTCCTATTGAAGAATTCATTGACTCTTCGAAGAAGACATTTGGCGATTATCGTCATCGCGCCATGTACCATCACACACTTGGTGTCTATTTGTGTGAGGATCTTTTTGGTAAGACAATTACCATCAAGAAGAACACCAAGGAAATTCAAGTTCCTGTTCGTCTCATTGCAGAGAGGCACATTGTAGAGGATCTGGGATTCCTTCCTAGTCCTGAGCATTACCTGAAGAATATCCCTCACAACACTGATGAGACTCGTTGGATGTCTGGGGCTATTCGTAAGGAAGTCGGAAACTTCAACAGTGTATTTAATAAGGGAGAATAAATGGCTAATAGCACTGTGTTTATGGGTATGGCTGTAAAGGGTAGCTATGGTGGTTGGTCTCGTGCTGTTCAGAAGCCAATTGAGGAGCTGTATCCTTACTTCAAGCTTGCCTTTGAAAAGGGCATCAAGGCTGTAATGTGGGAGCAGTACACTCCTGGTTGGAATGACGGAGAGCCTTGTGAGTTCTCTATCCGTGAGCCTAAGCTGACTGCCAACGAGGAAGTTGCACAGGCATGGCTGAATGAGACTGAGCCTGATATGGAAGTTGCTTATCCTGATGAAGATGTCTACTATGATGAGTACGAGTATGAGGCTTATGGTAATCATCCTGACGGTGATTGGGTAAGCAAGGTAAATGTTCCTGTTGATGATGCAGCTTTTGAGGATGCTTTGCGTTCTGTATTCGGTAACGACACTAAGATTGTTGTAACTCCCGGGGCTGTTGTACAGTTTGATTATGATTGTGGGTATTAATTGGCATCACAATACGAAGAGTTCTTAAATAAGACTTTCCCAGGAACCAATAAGCCTCTCCTATATCAGGAGATGAATAAGGTTCTTGAGAAAGAATCAGAGAAGTGGGATGCCAAACCATTTATCTTTCTGGTCGGTGGAGAGGAGAAAGAATTCTTCTCCATCGGCCAGTTAGGCAAGGCATTAGGTAACAGATCCGCAGTGACCTTGCGCAAGTGGGAGAAGGACGGTATCCTACCTAAGTCCCCATACATGAAGCCCTCTGATGATCCACGCGGCAGACGAAGAATGTACACACGTGCTATGGTTGAGGGCCTGGTTAAGATAGCTAAGGAAGAGGGAGTATGGCTACCCGACAAAGGGCGCAGACTGTCGGAGACACTGTTTCAGCAGAAGGCACTGAGACTGTTTCAGACGCTATTGCAGACGTAACGAAGTTGCCAGTGTCAGTGACTACTAGTACAATTGGTAACGTTGTAGAGGTTGTGGCTTCCCGTTCATTCAAGGTGAACATGGGGAACTACGAGAGTGCAGACAGTTTCGTATCTGTTAAGATGACTGTCACACCTGATACAGACTTTGAAGCGTTGTCTGGTGAGCTTGCACATGTGATTGACACTCTTCAGGGTGATGATCTAGTATTGTTCAAGTCACTTACTACAGAGCGAAAGTCAATTGCTCACAAGCTCGTTTAATTAAAACTAATAACCTTTCTAATATGCCCTAGCGCATTCTAATAAGGAGAAAGAATTTATGGCTAAGATTTCCCGCACCCGAGTTACTGACGATTACACTACTCCATCTCCTACGCTCGTTGACAACAACGATGCTGAAGTTGAGCAGGAGTTTGAGGATCACTCCGAGCGTCTTGCTAAGCGTCCTACTCGTTCCCCTGTCAGCTCTGGTTGGGGTGCCAAGCAGGAGGAGCGCACGGAGACTGTTAAGGCTCCTGTCCTGAAGCTCAAGGATGCTGGTACGCGTGTGCTGAAGATTCTTGACGCTGCTCCGCCTGTCAAGTACAAGCGCCATTATGTCAACTCCAAGAATCGTTACTACACTTGCCTTAAGGATGGCTGCCCGCTGTGCGCTGCTGGTGTTCGTGGTTCCTGGACGTTCGTTCTGAATGTGATTGATATGGCAGATGATCCCACTGAGGTAAAGACCTGGACCTTTGGTACTGAGGTTTCCTCTCAGCTTCAGGACATTATTGAGGACAAGGAGATCAACCTTAATGATGAGGGTTCTTACTTTGAGGTAAAGCACATCAAGGTTGCTGGTCGTTCTGCTCCGGGTACGAATGTCACCTTCCTGCGCTCTCGTTATCTGATTGAGGAGCACTCCCTTGAGCCTTTGACTGAGGATGAGATCCTTGAGCTGAATGAAGATCGTTATGGTGCTGAGGTTGTGTACATCAACACCCTTGACTACCTTGAGGATGTTGCCTCTGAGGTTCTTCCTACTGATCTTCCGCAGAAGCGCAAGCGCGACTAACTCTTGACCATTGAAGCCCTGGCTGGTAGATTACTACTGGTTGGGGCTTCTTTACTTTGGAGGAACGATGGAACCTGATGGAATCTACATGATCAGGCACTACACCTACGACGGGTGTGGACGCCATGATCAATACGATGTACAGTATGCGTGGAAGTACGAAACCGCACTGGGCAAGTTGAAGAAGTGGCAGGAGCAAGGTCACTTTGACGACTACGAGTGGGAACACTGGGATTCCCTGGATGATCTGGTCCTTCTGAAGCGAGAGGGTCAGTATGCATATGATTATTACTTCATTCAGTTCATGGCACCTGGAGAGGATATTGATTAATGGAAGGACTGATTCTCACAGAGGAATCACTTAAGGAAGCAGTTGACTATTTCCTTAAGCAGAAAGCATTTGCATTCGACGTTGAAACTATGGATGGTGCACTTCCGAATACACGTGGAGTTCCTACCCAGAATTCTGTAGTGTGGATTGCTCTTTCTACTTATGGAAAGAACATCGTTATTCCTATGGGTCATCCAAATGGTGATGTCCTTCTTCAGAAGTCTTATCGAAAGAAGGACCCACAAACAAAGAAGTTTGTGACCTATCCGAATGTCTACAGCGAACCACCAAAGCAGCTAAAGCCTAGTACAGTATTCGAGATTCTTCGACCGCTGTTCTTCAATCCAGCCATCACTAAGATTGCGCACAATGAGACATTCGATGCTGTCTCTGTTGAGAAGTATTTTGGTGCTATTCCCTGTGGGCCTTTTGAAGACACAATTGTTCAACAGTGGCTATTGGACGAGAACATTGGACAGCTTGCGGCTGGACCTAAGCGTCCGATAGCTAAGGGTTTGAAGGCTCTTGTTCGATGGTATTACGGGGTGGATTACGATAAGGAGGATGTTGGTAAGTGCATTGAGGCTCATCCTTTCCACAAGGTTGCCCGGTACATCCTTCTGGACACCCAGTACGACTGGTTGCTATGGAAGGACTTCTCTCAGAGGCTCCGAGATGAGGATCTAGGGCGCATCTCAGCGCTTGAATACGCGGTGACGGAAGTCTGTGCCCACATGAACCTGATAGGCGCTCCTGTGGACGTACAGGCGATTGAGGAACTGCGTGTTGATCTATCTCAGAGGCTTGTCGAGATTGAGGCAAAAATCTATCGTGCTGCTGGTAGAGTGTTCAACATTAACTCTGCTCCACAGAAACGAGAAGTTCTCTTTGGGAAGAAAAAGGATGGCGGGCAGGCACTAAAGCCAATTAAATTCTCCAAGAAAACAGGAGAGGCTTCTACTGACGCTGATACCTTGGAAACCTACAAGGGAAATCCTCTTGTAGATCTTCTCCTTGAGTATGCGGAAATCAATAAACTTCTCGGAACCTATGTAATTGGTTACATTGGGGAAGAGGGAAATCCAAAGAAGCCTTGTCGTATTTTCAATGGTCGAATTCATACCGACCTTGTTCAGTACGGCACGGTTACTGGACGCTTCTCTTCTCGTGAGCCGAACCTTCAGAACATTCCCCGCCCTGATACAGAGTTGGGTAAGAAGATTCGTGGTCTGTTCATGGCACCACCAGGATTCAAGCTTCTTGTAGCCGACTATGGTCAAATGGAGCTGAGAATTCTGGCTCACATGATTGGATATGGTGGTCTGTATGATGGTTTTCATGCCGGAATTGATGCTCACACACAGACTGCTGCTCTGGTTTATGGAGTACCCGTTGACAAGGTAGAGAAATGGATGCGAAGCGCAGCTAAGACGCTGAATTTCGCCATTGTTTATGGAGCACAAAAGGATAAGGTAGCATCCACTCTCGATATCACAGTAGAGGAAGCCGAAAAGCTTCTGGCAGATCACAAGAAGGCATTTCCTGAGATCTATAAGTTCAAGGATTACATCCTTAAGCTTGCCCGGAGCCGTAAGACTGATCCGAATATCCGTACGATGCTTGGCCGTAAGCGTAGGGTGTGGGAAATCCTTCCGCACATTGCCAAGGAAGAAGCCAAGCGTCTTGAATGGTATGACCCTACACAGCCCTGGAAGGCTGAGCGTTCTATCCTTGCGCGCGGTGAGCGACAGGTAGTTAACTCTCTGGTTCAGGGATCTCTGGGGGACATCATCAAACTTGCGATGGTACGAATGCATAAGCTACTATCGGAAGACG